GGGAGATGCCCGCAAGATTTACGACAAGATCGAAGAAATGAAGGCTAAACTACAAGCTGAGATTCAACGCTTGGCTGAGAAAATTGCGGGGAAATAAATCATGACCACCACTTTAACTGCGGCAACGCTCACGGTAACTCTCAAGGAGAGCATAGAACTCAACGGCGTGGAGCAGGGAGCCACCAACGAAAAGACCATAGCGAGCGTAAACGAGGTATCGAAGCGCATCGTTACGGTCACGACTGCGGAGGCCGAGATCATCGCGATGGGAACGGCTGTGTCGTCAGGCACCTTTATCGAGAGCGACGTTCGGTACATGCGGTTCACCAACTTGGATGACACCAACTTCATTACGCTGACTTTCAAGAACGAGAACAACGACGAGTTCGCCATCAAGGTGGACGCAGGACACAGCTTCATTTATCCCGGTGATAACTCGGGTGGCGTGGTCGATACGATGGATGCCATAGACGGCACGGGACTGACCTACGCCTTGGGCGACTTGGTGAACGTCACGGCGGACGCCGACACGGCGTCCTGCGACATGGAGATTTTCATAGCCAGCATTTAACAAACAGGAGACACACTCATGAGTACAAAGAAGATCAGCGCTCTAACCGAACTGGCTGCGGCAGCGGCAGCAGCCGACATGATACCGATAGTGGACGTCAGCGACACCACGGACGCAGCCACGGGGACGACCAAGAAGATCACCGCGACCAACGTTTGCAAGGGCGTGGGGATCGGAGCGGGCAACACCACGGCTGAACCCGTCAAGATAGATACTTCAAACGCTAAATTGGGCGTGGGGACGGATACGCCCGAAAGTAAGCTACACGTGGCTACTTCTGGAGATGTCGGGTCGTTTGAAGTATTCCCCGGCGGTGCAACGGGGGGGGCAAATCTCTCATTTAAAAAAAGCAGGGGAAGCGTTGCAGGCTCTTTCACGGTTGTGGCTGACGGCGATGACGTGGGCGGCATGTTTTTTTATGGGGCGGATGGTAATTCAATGGCATCGGCGGCAAGGATTCAGGCTCAGGTTGACGGTACTCCGGGAGATGGTGACATGCCCGGTAGATTGACCTTTAGCACTACTCCAGACGGTTCGGACACCGTGGCGGAACGCATGCGGATTGGCTCGAATGGTTATGTTGGAATCGGGGTGACTGGTCCTACTTACCAATTGCACGTGGCGAATAGTAGTTTCACTTGTAGCATGGAAAGATTCGCGGGAGCGTCTGCGGCAGGGCCGGGAATAGATTTCAACAAGAGCAGGGGCGGTAGTACCGGTTCATATTCCGTGGTGTCCGACGGTGACGTACTGGGATCATTGATTTTCAAGGGAGCGGATGGTAATTCATTTGCTACGAGCGCGATGATAAGAGCGTCGGTGGACGGCACCCCCGGAGATGGTGACATGCCCGGACGCCTTGAGTTTGCAACCACCCTCGACGGACAGGAGGCCGTGACGGAGCGTATGCGGTTAGACTCCACGGGCAACTTATTGCTTGGTGGAACCGCGACTCCCACTTCATCCGTAGGTAATTTGTGTTTGTTCAACGGCACGGCTCCAGCGGCGAGCGTTACGAACGGCGTTGTGTTGTATGCCCAAGACGTAAGCACCAGCGAATTGAAGGTACGTGACGAGGCGGGCAACGTATCGACTCTTTCACCGCATAACTTCGACATGTTGGGTGAACGTTCCGAGGACATGGCATGGAGTTATTCGTCCAAGAACGTATTTCTTGGCAAGGAGGTAGCCGTGGACATGACGAAAGTTATACGAGCCTTGGAGAAACTCACGGGGGAGGAGTACATCAAGATACGCGACATCGCCAAGTCGGAGAAACTGGATTGGGAAGAGGAGGAGAAGCGTAAGCAAGCCGAACAAAAGAAGGAGATCGACTCATATAAAAAGAGAAAGGCGGAAAATGCCGCTCATCCCACCAGTTCCAGCACGAAGGCGGAAATCAAGGCGTATTTAGATAAGAGCGAAACTGAGTACGAGGACGCCGCGAAAGAGGAATTGTTTAAATTAGTGCCGGAGAAGGAAGAGTTCACGGAGGTTGAACCTGCCGCCTACTCGAAGAAGGCGAAGCCCTCTTGGATCAAGTAAATGGCATTCTCCCAATATGGTAATTGGCAGCGCTCTTCGGGACGTCTCGACGACCCCATCGACATAGACGGCGATGGGGGGTTCAAGGGCTTGGACAGTTATCATGACGCCACTTCTTTGCCTCAAGGCATGGTGGCGATTTCGGAGAACATGCGTTTCGATGGTGGCAGGGCCACGGTTAGAAAGGGCTTGGAGTTCAAGGCGGGGTCTGCCTTTGATTTCACTTATTCCGCTGGAGTGGACGAGGTGTTTGCCTCCGGTGTGGTCAGCGACGTGGAGGCCAGCAACAGGGATTACTTGTTGGCTGCGACCAAGACGAAGGCATTGTTGTTTTACAGAAATAGTGAGTCGGACGAGATATTGACTGAGGACAGTTCCTATTTGGTGAGTGAGGCGGAGGGTAGGTTTTCGACCAAGAGTTATGATAGGTACGTGGATTATTATTCGGCCACCTTTGCCACCAGCGACGTCAATACGAGCAACGAGACTTTTACGGAGAGTTCGCACAAGTACCAGACGGGAGACGCGGTGCAGATCAGTTCGACCACCACGATACCCGCTGGGTTGTCGGCTGACACCACTTATTACGTCATTGATGCGTCGAGCAGTACGATCAAGTTGGCTACGACCTTGGCGTTGGCAAAGGCTGGGACCGCGATCAACCTGACTAGTCAAGGCTCTGGTACGCACACGATTCAAACGGTGGTGACCGACTCGATGAAGGCGAGCGTGTTGCAAGCGAACGACAAGGTATTCATCTTTCGACAGGGAGCGAGGCCGCTTGAATGGGATGGTAGCTTCACCGACACGAATGGTGATGGTACGATGGACAGCGTGTTTGCGGCGAAGACCACCGCCGCCACGGCGAGCAACGCTTGCCCCGAGGCGGATTGGGGAATTTGGGTTGGCAACAGGTTGATCGTACCGACTGCGGACACGCTTGACACGGGGGTGGGGAATAATCCGCAAACCATTTTGATCAGCGACATACTGGACGACAACGAGTTCGTCTTGGACGGCGAGTTCTACATGAACAAGGGAAGCGCCGATTACGTTGTGGGGGCAATATCTTATCAAGAGGACCAAGTGATCGTCTTCAACAGGCGAAGCGTCCACATGATAAGCGGCATACGGAATACCTCGACTGCGGTGCATACGGAGATTACCCGCCAGTATGGGTGCGTGAGCCGCAAGAGCATAGCCCAACAGGGACCATTCACTTATTTTCTGAGCGACAATGGAGTATACGTGTTGGCTCCGGGGTATGATCCAGCGAAGTCGGGAACGGCGATAGCGATCTCAAAGGTCGCTCCCTTGTCCACGCCGTTGAGTCTTCCGATCAACGACGTCATGGACTCTGTGAATTTCGATGACGACACCATAGCGAAGGCGGTGGGCGTGGTACATGAGAACAAATACTTTTTGGCATTGCCCGTGACTGATGGCACGGATCAGGACAACAGCATCATCATGGTGTATGATTTGTTGTTGGAGGCATGGGTGAGCAAGGATTTTTTCACTACCCAAGAGTTCGAGATCACGGCGGAGGACGATTCCCATTTGGTTACCGAGGCGGATGACGTTTTCGTTACTGGCACGCCTGACTTCGCGATAGACAATTTCGTGATCACCAGTTTTGGGGAGGGGAACACCAAGAAGCGCTTGTTCATAGTGAACGACAAGGGGTGGTGGCTTTACGGTGAAAACGAGAGCGACGACGCGAACCGCATGGTGGGAACGGATGGCGTGACCACGGCCCCAATAGAGGCGAAGTTGGTGACCAGAGGCTACACGATGTCCAACGTCGGAGTGAAGAAGTTCATGACGGGGCAAGTGGCTAGTTCGATTGGCTTGAACGACAGCTTTAACGTGAAGGCCCACACCTCGGAACCCGACTCCACCTCTGACGTGGTGACGGTGACGGGAACTGCGGATGATGAAATATTGACTCGCTTCGGGGTGAGCAGTCGCGGTTATTCCGCCAAGGTTGAGATCAACGTCACGAGTGGGAGGCCGAGCTTCAAGCACGTCGTGCTGGAGGGAAGCAGTCTGGTGCTTGGGGCGCGAGCGGAGGCGGTGGAATGAGTTTAATACCAACAGTAAAAAAAATTAAAACCCAAGAGCTTCGTGACAAGGTGGCGGGATTAGCTGAATCTGACAATGATAACATGCAATTCCCAACTCATGCAGTATATAAGAACGACGAAATAGTGGGAGGTTGGAGCGTTGCGGGCTTTCCTTTGCTTCTTTGTTGGCATCACAGCAACAAAGTAAGCGCAAGGGACAGTATGATTATTAACTCTACAATGGATGCAGTAATGGATTCAGCGGGGCATCCAATATGGTGGATGGCATGTAACAGCGAGTCACCTTATTATAACCATGTGGAAAAACTGGGATTCAAACATGTTTGGCCTACGAATATTATTATAAAGGGAGTTTAGACAATGTGTTCAACAAAGATAAGTATGCCTGAGCAAAAATCCTACGGCGAAAGCCTTCGGGATGCAATGGAGGCTCAGATAGAACTTGGTC